AGCTTAGTGCCATACATGATTATATCTTTAGATGTAACAATAGTATCTTTTTTCCACTTAAAAACAAATTTAACATCTGCATCTAATTCGGCAACTGGAGTGTTAGCAACTAAATCACCTAAATGTTTACACTCTTCTAATATAAAAAGATTGACAGTTTCATATAACTGTACAGAAACTTCATCTAAAAATAGATTACCTTTCCAAACACCAGCTGCATCTTGAACTAAATTCAAGTCATTATCTAAGCCATTAAAAAATCTTAAATTACTATACATTATCTAATATACTTATCGTCTTTTTTAATTGTGAAATTTTTGTAAGCTTTAACTCTTCTGACACCTGAAATGATGTTAAAAAAACTATCATCTAAGAATTTCATAAAATCTCTTAAAATATTATTTCTAACAATATGTTTAGACACCATCTTATTTAAGAATCTCTCATCCATATACTGATTTCCCACATTTAACCTTTGATCTTGTCTTTCTTTAGCAACATCATATGTGCGAAACTTGTTGTATTTTAATAAGTCTTTAAATAGATTCATTGTAGTCAGTTTATTTTAATGCCTTTCTATTACCAGCTTGTAATCTAGTATAAATAGTTCTAGGCACAGGATCACCTTCGAAGTTAATACTTAGTGCAGCTTCAGCGTTAATTAAAACGTCATCAACTATTTCATCACCATCTCTATCTTGCCATCCACCTCTGAATACCGCAACCTCTTCTTTCTCCATAATTATATCTCCCCATCTATCTAATCCTACAACTTCTTCTGGAATTACAGTATTTTCATCTACTTCAACAGTGTTAACTTCTTCAATTCTTTTAAAGAAAACATATTTTTGTTTTCCATTTCCAACATTTTCTAAAGTAACTGGCTCTTGTGGAACCACTTGAACAGTTTTAGACTCAAAATAACCAAGTCTTCTGGCAGTTTCTTCAGTTTCAGAAATAAATCTAACGTTAACTGCATCAATACCCTCAATTTCTTCTAGTATGTAAACTATATCAGATTTAGGTAACTTATCTCTTCTTGTAACGTTTAATAAATACTCATCGATTTTACTTCTGATTGCATTAGATATTTCATCTTTAGTAAATCCTTCAAAAAATCTAACATTTACATCCATGCTATATTTTCTAATCTTAGGTTTTACAAACACGACTTCTGTTGTAACCATCTGCTGACCACTGTCCTGTAAAACCTTTCTCATTTTTTCATATTCTTGATCATCGAAAAACATTTCTTCCTGTGGAACAGAAAAATAATCTTGATTTTTAGCTAGTTTCTTTCTAACATCTGGAATAGCAAAAATATAAATTACATTATCGTCATCTAAATATTGATCTTCGGTTGTATTATAAGCATCTAAATATGAGAATATGCCATATCTTGATAAGAAATATTCGTAATTATCTGGTGTTGCTAACACAAAAGACTTACTAGCAAGCGGAGTCATTATCTTAGTAAACTGAGTAGACTCTCTATCTGTTCCCATTTTAGGCGATGATGTAACAGTAATATCTAAGAAATTATTTAGATCGTGTTGTTCTCCAACAGAATCTTCACCTTGAGCCATCCATTTTAAAGTTAAGTCATTAGAATCGTCTATATTACCTTTTTTACCATCATGAACAACATACTCTACTTCTATCTTAGATCCAACTGGAGGTCTCATACCGAATGCGGTATTTCCAAAATAAACGTCTAGTCCACCAGAAATTCCAGTCTTTACTAAGTACGCTTTTTCGTCTCTGTGTAAATCATATAAAGATTCTTGTTTAGTCCAAACTTCTCCATTAACACTAACAGTTATTTTGCTATGATCTGAAAGTCCAGCAGTTTGTACGTTAATAGATTGCAATGGTTCACCATCACCTGTGAATGATTGTGTTTGAAATTTACCTTGAATAATAGCAGTACTAATTTTAGTGCTATTACTTTTTTCTAATCTAAATCTGTCCTTATCGGTTAATAGTGTATATGTTAAACCATTCAGATCAAATTTTAATTCTGCTCTACTATCGATAGTTATTCCAGAGCCAGATATTTTATCAAAATCTACACCTGGTTTCCATCTAAATTCTATTTCTCCAGTAGCGGCAAATCCTCTAGTAGCATCATGCCCTGTCAATCTACTCATACCATAAATAGATTCAACGTGTTGTGCAGTGTATATGTTCTGCTCTACTATCGCATCCTCAAGATAGAATAATATCAGTTCTTGAATTTCAGACATAACTGAAAGTATCTGTGCAAATGGAGATGCCTCTGTAAATAAAGTACCTGCACGACCATAGATTCTAGAAATATAAACTCTAGCATCGTCTTTAATTTGCGTCGCAGTTGTTCTTAATGTACTTAAAAATTTTAATTCAGCCATTGTTATCTAATATTTAATTGTACAAGATATTTACTATCTATTGTTATATCAATATATGCAATATCTCTAACGCTACCTTTAAAGAATTGTACTTTAGTAGCAACATTATATTTTTGAGCTAAAGGACAGTAATATTTTATTTGTGTATCTAATACGTCCTTTAATTGGCCTTCGTTATATCCTAATGAATATATGTAATTTTCTAAATCACAGCCAAACCCTGGTGACCCTAACACATCAGCCTTTCCAGTAAATAAAATAGTTTCAACTTGTTGTACTAGTTGTTCTATCTCACCGTTGGTTTGAACCTGTGTGCGATTATAATTTGGGTCTCCTAAAGTCTTTATATAAAAATCCATTTATATATGTATCTCAATTTTTTAACTATGGAACATGAAGTCTACGCCTTCATCTCCTTTGATTTCTTCTTCTATTGCTTCTAATTCACTATCACCCATGTCCTTGATTGCACTATAATCAAATTCAACATTACCAGGTAATGCAAATTTAAAGATACCTAATTTAGCACCCAGCGACTGTTTAATTTTAGCACTAACATATCTAAAAAATATTTCATCGTCAAATAGGGCACAGTCTGGGATAGTCTCAAACAATTCCAATATAACGTCTCCCTTAGGTGTATCACCCATGATCTTTAATTCTCCAGTCAATCTCTGATATTGATATGAAATTGGATTTTCTAGAATCTGTCTAGACATATCGGCTAAAGATGCGTTTAGTACATAGTATTGTAATTCTTCTGCAGCTTCAGCTGGACCAGAACCATTGTACATGTTTCTAAACAACATTCTTTCTAATGCAAAATCAGCTCCTGGTTGGAATCTAAGGTCCATACCCGATCCAACTGAGTTCCATCCAGAACTTAAATCATATACACCATATACTGAAAAGACTCCACCTCCACCGGCTCCTGGTGTACCAGAAGGGGCAGGAGCAGGCAAATTAAGCGCTCTGTTTTCTTTAAAGTATTCTGAGTTAAATACTTCAAATGGAATGTGATAATAGTTTTCTCTTACAGAATCCTCATATTTCTTATACATCCATTTTTTAGCCCTGTTAATTATGTTAATAACTTCTTTTTGCGGTAAGTTTACAGGCAACATACATGCACCTGTAATTTCATCTGCAATTTCTGTTAAAAAATCGTTTAGACAATTATTACCAAAATCTCTAGGTGTTGTTAAATCATTATTGCTTCCGCTTTTAATTAAACTCATCTTTTATTTTATTTTTTTACTAACTACCACCTCAGTAGTATCGCCAACTCTAGCGTCTTTTCCTAAAAAGCCTTCTCTGTATATACCACCGATTAGCCTTCCTTTAAATACACCGTCTCTTCCGAACACAAAACAATTTGTCGCAGTAGAACTACCGTGCACATAACATGACTCGATTTTACTATCTTTTACTTCAGTGCTTTGATAAAGATTACACCTCGTAAGCATTGATCCCTCAATATTACAATTGTAAAATTCAGAATTCTCAATATTACCTCTTAATTCACAATCAATAAACTCGTAGCCATCTAAAATGTATATGGTTTTAAATACACCATCCTTTATTTGAATTGTTCCATAATCAGAATCGTAATTTATAAGTCCTTTTTCCATAGATCCGTTAGAAATTAAATCTATTACTTTATCCTTTATTTTAGGCCATTGAACTTTAATCATTTGTTCGTTGTCTTGTAAATCTACTAGCACGTGAATTTTTGGAAAATATTCGTTTAGTTTCTTATAATCTTTTAGAGACTCAATAAGTGGTTTATTTTTATTTAGAATTCTTTTTAATTCGACTCTATTTTGTAAAGAAAATCTACTATCATTACATGATTTCCACATCTGCATAATAAACCTTTCACATAGATATAGAATTTGCTCCTTTTGTTTTTGGTAATCTTTACCACCAATATATCTAAATTCTAAATAATTCTTTTGTGCCTTTTCAAAGTTAATGCCATAATATTTAGAATTAGCAAATTTAAAATTCATTGGGGAAATGTGATCATCATCATACCAGTATGCATCTCTAGCTGGCATCACCCACTTTATACTTTTTGCATATGTAGAACCTTCTCGAGAAGGGAAGAAATTATAAACCTGTGCCTCATCAAACTCTAAAATAAATTTAAGTACATTCATTTTAGATACCATCAAAGCATCTTCTAAATACTCCTCTTTAAATGACATGTTTAAGTGAATACTTGCTCTGTCATTTGTGTAACCGTTTTGATCAATCCAATCCAACATCTTAACGATAATAATTCTAGCATTTCTGTATGGAATAGGTCCAGTAACTAATTCTATTAGTCCTTTTCCACCTGACATATCAGGTTCCATTTTAAATACTTTATCGTCCGGTACGAAATCAGAATGTGCCTTATCTTCTAATTGAATCTTTCTATTTAGAAGTTTAGACAAGGCATCTTGAGTCTCTTTAAGACTATGGTTAGAATAGAACTCGAACTCTACACCTATTTGTGCAGAGTTCAAGATCTGTTCCTTTGTAGATTTTAAATTAAGTTTTTGCATCTAGAGTATGATATTACCGTTTGATTATATATCACACTCTCGTTGAACTTATTGTGGTAGTTTAAGAAATACTTTCATAGAGTCTACATCTATTCTTGTAATTTGAACCGTGATCTCATCTCCAGGTTTAAATACAGACATAGTTTCTTCCCCTATTTCACTGATATGTAACAATCCTGTAACACCATCTTCGATGGTTATAAATAGCCCATAATCTTTTTTAGTTTTAACTTTAGCAGTTACATTAGATGGAATTTGGTATCTTGTAGTAATATCTGCCCAAGGATTTACCTCTACGTTAGCTTTTTGTGTCAATGTAATCTTCTTTTCACTTACAATGTCTTTAACTTTAAATGCAATCTCATCACCTGGTTTAATTTCTCTCTTTTTAAATTTAACCAATGTTTCTTCATCTAAATCATTATTGTGAATCATACCAGTTAGGCACTTATTAAACTCAACAAATACACCGTACTTAGCAGTACCAGTTACATGACCTGTTTTCTCATTATCAATAGTTTCTTTTAATTCTTCTATTGCTGTAGGAATCATAGCTTGTAAATACTTTCTATGCGAAACGACTAATGTGCCTCTGTCTGGTGAGAAACTAACAGGAACCACATACATTTCTGTTCCAATGATAGAACTAAAGTCATGTAATTTATTGATTCCAGCTAATGATCCAGGCATAAAGCAATCTATTCCTTGAACGTTAACTATGTAACCTCCGTTTTCTATCATATTTACAACTGTACCTACCCAAGCGGTGTCACCTTTTTCAACACCATCTCTAAGATCCATAAATGTTTTTTGCTTAACACCACCACTGATGCTTCCAATAACATGTGATCCAGGTCTATACGTTGTAATTAAGACTGAAGTAGTTTCACCGGGTTTAAGTGCTTGCACATACTCAGGTTCTTTTTCAAACTTAATATAAACTGACTCTCTGTATCCTACATCTACTGTAATCCAATCTGAAGTCACAGCATATACTGTACCTTCATAAATTGCACCTTCTTGTAATTCAGGTAACATGTTAACGTTAGACTCGTATTGCTCCATTTTGTCATATAGCTCTTGAGCATAGACTTCTCTAGAGTACACTTTGTCTCCGTTTCTAGTTTTAATATGTGGATTTGGTTTTCTAAGTCTTGTTACACATGAAGCTTCATAGTCATCCCATTGAAATTCTCCTGCCTCATTGTACCACTGTTCGTTTCCGTCGGTTTCTTCGACTTTAGCCTTTTCGTCAACTACTGTTTCGGTTTCTGATTGTACCTTCTTTGCATCTAGAACGACCGTAGTTTCGCCGATTCTAGCCCTTTTTGTTTTGTTTGTCATTTATTTTTATATTAAGAGTGTAACATATTATATATCCTTCTATTTTTTAGAACACGACAGGTACAAAACCTACCATAGGCACTGGGCCAGCAGGTGTTGGAATACCTCCAAGATATAATAATTTAAATTCTAATAAGTGCATTGCATATGTCGCTGCCAAAGCAGTTGCGACAACTGTTGCAGGTGGTTTAGTTGGTGGAATCATAAATGATTTACCAGAATTCCAAGCTCTTCTTAGGTTATTAGCTAATCTAGTTTTTCCACCATAATAAATCGGTACATAAATACCAGTCAGTGGCGCTGTAATTAATGCAGGTGGCATTGGCGTACTTGGGGCAAATGGTTTTACAATACACAAATACCAGTAAGTTATGGTGACAGCTGCCATTTCTTCATATGGGTCACCACCTGGCCATGTAAAGTTTATATCTGCACCTTCTTCTTGCTCATCACATGCATCTGCTTCTTCTTTTGATTTTTCAGCTTGAAAATATTGAAATTTAAAAACAGTTCCACCATTTTTTGGATCTATTTCTAAAAACTGATCTAAAACTGCCTTAGCGTCAGTGGCATTCGGACTTATGTTAGATACTGCGTTTGGTATTTTTGCCCAATGTCTTTCATATTCTAATTCAACATATTCATTTTTCACATATTGATTATTTTTGTCCCACCATAGAATTTTATTACTATCGTTTAATACAATGTTGGGTGCCTCACCTTCTTCTAGATTTAAATTACCTAAATTACCTGTACTAGAATATTGATTTACAGATTTTATTGTACTACTATCATATGAAAAGAATGCTATTACACTATCAGTCAGTATCCTAGGTCTTTTGCTTTCATGTTGTGGTAAATCACGTTCTCTATTAAAAGAGACCTGACACTTATATTCGTCTAGTGGACAAAGCACATCTTCACTTAGGTCTGGTGATGGCATTGGAGTTTCTGCCTTTCTACCAAGTGATAGCCTTTTAAATAAATCATTTTCAGTATAAACGTATTCGCTTCTATTACCGCTTGCAGCCACCGTAACCTCATATGCTGGAAACGCAACATCTATTGCTTCTTTAAATACTCTAGAAACACCATCTACTATTTGTTTCCAATTATCATAGCCTGCATTTTTTATATCGTTTCTTACTTGAGTTTCTACGTTTACATACGGGAATCTTTGCTTCCATTGGCTACTAGCATAGTAGTAATTATTTGCGACAAAGTCTTCGTAATTTGCCTTACCTAAACTCGTGGCCCATCTAATATAATTAAATTGGCCGTTTAAACTACCTATTTTATCAAATTGCTGTAAAAGTCTATTTGCGAATAAATCAATAATATCACTTGCAGATTCTTTGCCATCTAAGCAATGAAATTGAAAAAACCTAAATTTATATAAGTCATATTTAGGATTATCTTTATTTTCATTTATAAACTTAGAAAATTTCTTATCTATTTTCTTTTGTTCTTCTATTGGATCTGGTGGTACAATTGGTTCAGGACAAAGGTCAGCATAATCTGGATGTGATTCTTTTCCCATTTCTGTGATATTGCCATCTTCATCCTTTTGATCCATTAATGGAATATCACCTTCTTTTAATAATCTTTCAAATACTAGGCCATATCCATTCTTTAGAAATTCTTCAGCCGCACCGTTGTTGGTATGCGTTGCTCCAACTGGTGTCATTGCCGCACCTTTTACTGCATCTAAATAGTCCTGCGCTATTGCAACACCAAAGTCATATCTACCACTTAAGGGATTTGTATTGCCTATATTAGTAAACTGAGAAGGATTAGTGGCTAAGTTTGCGTTTAGTGGATTTCCTGGCTTTACTGCATTTGCAAGTGCAGGTGTTGGTGGAAAAATATTTACTTGATCTGCTCCAACTTTAGGTGTCTCATATGATTGCGTTGCTAGCCCACCAGGTTTTGTAAACTGATGGCTTGAGATCGTATTGGCAGCAGCGCTTATAAATGATGGCCAGATTACGGGCATAATTACTTATTCTTTTGTTGATAGTTAATATGAGTACTTGATAATTTTGCTACTGTTGCCGGTGTTGGTGGCATTGGAGGTCCAGATGGCCCAACTCCAGTTGGGTGTATATGTGCATTATAGTCATCCAATAATGCTTGTAGCCAATCTTGTAAAGATTGACCTCTCACTGCAGGTTCAGTTTCGTCTGCTCCACCTTCACCGGTATTAGAAACGAAAATATCACCACAATCTAAAAATACTTTATCATCTGTTGAAATTTTAATAAAACCATCTTCATCAATCTGAATCATAGGTCTTTCTTTGGCACCACTACCGCGTGTAATGATTAGCCCATCTTCAGGAGAATGATATATCCTTAAGTTTCTTTCCGCATCGTATACTAAACTGATTACATCATGTGGCGCGTCCGATGATTCTAAAACATCACTCTTAAGATCATCATTTTGGTCTATTTGAAACCAATATTCTGGGTGGTAAATATTTCCATTGTCAAATCTAACTGCAACTATATCGCCAACTCGAGGAACCGAATGAGCGCCGACTTGATCTCTATTCATAGGTGTTGCCCATGGAATAGCGTCTTCTGTTAATGTGTCAAATTTACCATAAACCTTTACCCTACATCTTCCTTGTAATAATGGATCCTCGTTGACAACTACCTCACCAAGCCAGTGAGTTTCTCTAATGTTGTCTTTGTAAAGCTCTTTATCATTCATGTACGTTATCGTTTAAGTTACCGTCTGGTGTTGAATCTACACCTGTATTTATTCCGCCATATACATTATCGCTACCAAGCTCGTCACTGTCGGCTGGTATGTCATCGTATACTTTCTTAGGAGAAATATTACCATCAGGTGAGGAGTCTTGTACAAAATTATCGGCTGGGTAAATATTACCTGGAGACATGTCTCCTGATTCATTATTACTATTGTTAGTAAATAGTTGTCCAGCTAAGTTAGCGATTGCATTTACACTTCCCGAAGAAATAGCGTCTTGTATACTTCCTAATCCGCCAGCTCCGTGTACATTACCTAATAATAAAGCTGCAGTTGCACTTTCAAGTGCTTGATCAGCCAAACTAGCCAAAGGACCACTTACACCCAATCTACTACCATATACGTTAGCTAATCCATTTGGATCTTGAGAAAACGCACCTTTAAAATTATCTATTTTACCCATTACACCATCTTTGATAGACTTTAATTTATCATTAGCTGCATCTTTGATAGCTTGCTTTGGATCAAATGGACCGAAATCATATGGGTTTGGATTTCCAACAACACCAAGACCTTCTTGTACTTCTGCTTCATTTGGATATTTTGATCCTGATTGAGTTACAGATTTCCACTTAATTGCAATTTTAGGTTTTCTTAACTCTGGGTTTTTACCTAAGTCTGCATACATTGTAGCTATTGAATCAATGTCAAATTCACAAAAATCAAATTGTAATTTGATAAAAGGTTTTGCGGTTAGATTCAAGGTCTCGTGAATAGGCTGAGGCTCTTTAGCATCTTTATGTACTGGAGAACTTCTTTTATACGAGGCATCTAAATCTTTAGCATGTGTATCTTGCTGAAATTGTCTAATCTCTGAAACATAGATGTGCATTCTAAAATATCTAATGTTATGTGGAATTATTTCAATCCATCTATTAAAATCATATACTGCACTCTTATATAGGTCCATTAAAGAAATGGCTGTTAAATCAACAGTTTCTTCTAGACATTCTATCTCTAGTTTAGGATCTTCTGCTCCCCAATATGGCTCTGCTAAATTCTTATATTGTTGAGAAAGCTCTAAGCCGCTTATAGTTTGCCAAAACCATGGAAGTTCTAAGTTAATTTTGAATAATAGCTTTTTAAATGCATTTAAATTAGCAGCTAATTTTTTACCATAATCACCACCTACTGTTTCTAATAAATATTTTTCAGCAGTACCGTTAAATAGGGGAGATTCTCTTGAAGACTTTTCAAATAGAATTAACCAACTTAAATAAGTTGGATCTTCATTAATAGTCCTAAGTTGAGTTCCCTTTTTAAACTCTTTGGCATGTTTATATAAATCTTGCTGCATATCTTATATATTCGATTT